GGGACGGATGTTCCTTCGACGGATCCCGCCTACCATAACAATTCAAAGTACTATGCCGGAGAGGCTGCCACAAGCGAAAGCAATGCATCAGTTTCTGAACAGGCAGCGGCCGCATCAGAAGAAAACGCGGAAGCCTGGGCTGTTGGCAAGAGGGACGGGTCGGATGTTCCTTCGACGGATCCCGCCTACCATAACAATTCAAAGTACTATGCCGGAGAAGCTGCCACAAGCGAAAGCAATGCATCAGCTTCTGAACAGGCAGCGGCCGCATCAGAAGAAAACGCGGAAGCCTGGGCTGTCGGCAAAAGGGACGGGTCGGATGTTCCTTCGACGGATCCAACCTACCATAACAATTCAAAGTACTATGCCGGAGAAGCTTCAACCAGCGCGACCAATGCATCAAATTCTGAAAGCGCGGCAGGGGACAGCGCGGAGGATTCCGAGGCGTGGGCCGTAGGTACGAGAGGCGGCACACCTGTCTCTTCTACGGATCCTGCCTACCATAACAACTCGAAGTATTGGAGTGACAAGAGCGCAGCGCAGACCCTCAACGGACTCTCTGATGTGGATATCGACAGCCCTTCGGATGGAGAGTCACTGGTATACGATGCTCAGGCGAATAAGTGGACAAACAAGGCGGCGACATCGCACTTTATCACCAAGCCCACCGTCTCCGACTTTTCCTTCACATACAACGGCTCTGCTCAGGGCCCGACGATAACAGGACTTGATCCTGACTTTGCAGATTATGTCACAACGACGGGCGCAACCAACACGGACGCAGGAACTTACACCTTAAGATTCTCCATCAAGAACACCCAGGTGAATCTCTGGAAGGATCTGACCACCCAAGATATCACTTATGAGTACACCATAGCCAAAGCGGCCGGAGATGTAATTTTATCAAAAAATAAGGTGGAACTGGATGCAGACCACCTAACCGGCACGGTTGACATATCAGACGCAACCGGAAATGTGGCCATAACTTCATCCGATACGGATATAGCAACAGTATCACCCGCAGTTCTTACCCAGGACGGAACGGTCACGATATCCTCAGTCAATGACAAATCAGGTACGGCCACGGTGACGGTGAGCGTTGCGGCAAGCGACAACTACCTGGCAACAAGCAAGACTATTGAGGTTAAAGCATCATTCGTGGCCATATATGGCGCCGAATGGGACGGGACTTCAACAACAGCGTGGAGCAGAACAGACGACTCGGCGCTCTTTACCGATCCGGTACCCCAGTATGCTGACGGAAACGGAGGATGGACACAGGGATCCTCACCTTTTGATACCCTTCAGCCCTGGGCGGGGATGACGAAGACAAACCACGCCTCGGCAGGCGTAGTGGTCAAGATCCCGAAATTCTGGTACAAGATCACACAGAGCGGAGCGGGCTTAAAGATACAGATAGCAGACGGAGAAGTGGACGGCTTCTCGGTATCCCCTGCGCATATGGACAGGGGTGACGGAGAGGGCGAACGCGATGAGGTCATGGTAGGAAGGTATCACTGCTGCAATACCGATTATAAATCGGCCACAAGCGACACCCCGAAGGTCAGCGTCACAAGATCGGCCGCAAGGTCCGGCATCCACAACCTCGGATCTGACATCTGGCAGATGGATTTTGCAACAAGATTCACCCTCTGGCTCCTCTACATAGTAGAATTTGCCGACTGGAACTCGCAGGCCAAGATCGGCGGCGGATGCGCACCGACCGGATCAACAAGCGCCGTGAGAAATATGGGTTACACCGACGGCATGACCTATCACACCGGCACGGATCAGACGACCATAGGAGCAGAGGTCTACGGCGGAACACAGTACAGAAACATCGAGGGCCTGTGGGATAACTGCTATGACTGGCTGGATGGATGCTATAACAACGCGAACGGCCTGAATATCATCCTTGACCCGTCAAGCTTCTCGGATGACACCGGAGGAACAGCGGTCGGGATCCCTTCAAATGGATGGCCGGCAGCCTTCACGAAGAAAGAGGTCAGCGGAACATTCCCGATGTTTATCGCATCGGCAACAGGTGGAAGCGGCACGACATATTCGTGCGATTACTGGGGCTTCAGCGCGTCGAACCCGTGCGTGTGTGCGGGCGGGTACTATAGCCAGAACCAGGACCGCGGGCTCTTCTGCCTGAGCTACGCCGGCGTGTCGAGCTCGAGCGCGAACCGCGGCTGCCGCCTCCTCGTTCTCCCTTAAGGGGGTGCGTGAGGGGGTCTGCCCCCTCACTGTCCATTTTGAATAGATGATTTACGGGGTCTCCTGCGCGTGCCGTGGGGCATTCGTGCGATAACTGGAACTTCAACGCGTCGAACCCGTGCGTGTATGCGGGCGGGAACTATAACCAGAACCAGAACCACGGGCTCTTCTACCTGAACTACACCAGCGTGTCGAACTCGAACGCGAACCACGGCTGCCGCCAACTTGGCAACTGCTAAACCTCTGAATATATGGCGCAGGATTCCGCGCACCACTTGGTGAAGATAAGCAATAAGGGAGCGGGTTAGTACTCTCCGAAAGGAGCGAAGGAAAGCCTGTAATGCTAAAAGGAGGAAAAATCCCTTGAAACGAAAAGGACATCTATTCGAGGAACTTATATCTTACAAGAATCTCGAAAAGGCGATCACGGAAGTCAACAAGACGCATCACTGGAAGGCCAAACACAAGCCTAACAAGACGACTGCATGGGTCGAGACGACAAAGGAGGACAGAATAAAAGACTTAAGAAGGATCATTCTTAAGGGTTACACTCAGAAAGAGCCGAGGATCATTGAACGGTACGATGCAAGTGCCAGAAAGTGGCGGACGATTTCAGAACCGGTACAATGGCCGGATCAGTACATACACCACGCTCTTATCCAGGTTATTCAGCCGGTTATGATGAGAGGTATGGATATGTACTGCTGCGGGAGCATCAGAGGCCGGGGCACACATTACGCAAAGAGGGCCATTGAAAGATGGATGAAGGAGGATGTCAAGGGCACAAGATATTGCTTTTGCTGTGATATCCGGCGCTTCTATGACAGCCTTAAGCCGGAAGTGGTCATGGAGAGGATGAAGGAGCTGATAAAGGATGCGAGGGTCTTAGATATCATCAACAGAATAGTGAAGGATGGCATCAAGATAGGTGCATATCCTTCACAATGGTTTGCCAACACTACTCTTCAACCGCTGGATAATCTCATAAGACAGAGCGGACTATGCAGCCACTATGTGAGATATATGGACAACATAACCGTCTTCGGGGCTAATAAGCGGAGCCTGAGGAAACTTAAAAGGATGGTTGAGGAATGGCTTGAAGATCACAAGCTCGGACTGAAGGGAGATTGGCAGATATATCCAATAGTGAACGATAAACGCCCAAACGGAAGGATGCCGGATGCGGTGGGATACCGCTACGGTAGAGGGTACACAATCCCGCGAAAACACAACCTGTTAAGGCTCAAAAGGGCTCTTAACAGGTTTCGGAAAAGGTTAAAGAACGGAAAGAACATAGCGGTGCGTATGGCCGAGAGTATCCTTTCGAGGATTGGCCAGCTCGAACACTGCAACAATGTTCATATCTATGCAATGTTATTCAAAGGACAGAGGGTTGCGGCCATCCTTAAAAGGGTCGTGAGAAAACACAGGAAGGAGCTAATGTCATGGACTATGTTTTTGGAACAAAGGGTAGCGGAGAGACGCTTAAGACAAGAGGCGACAGCCACAGCGACCTGAAGGGTTTTGTCCAGCTTATAAGGGAATACCCCGACCAGGTTATAACCGACAGGTTCAATGTGGTCAGAAAGTACCAGAGTGAGGATGATGCAGGCGGATTCAAATATGACTGGTATGAGATCAAAGACCATTACCGGTACACGGATAAGTTCACCCCGGGGATCGTCGCCACAGAGCAGGAAGTCACGGATCACGATCTGGCCATTCTGGAAGCGGAGCAGGCCATCACAGATCTTGACCTGAGAGTTATGGAATTAGAGTTAGCATAAGGAGGAAATCATGGAACATTCAAGAAAATACGAGCAGATAAAGAAAAGATACAACAAAGGGTACATCACCGATGAGCAGCTTCGTAGGTATGTGGAACTGGAAGCCATTACACCGGAAGAGTTTGAAGAAATAAGCGGACAGCCCTATGAGGATTGATCTGACACAGTATGTCGCCACCCTGATTGACCTCTGCAGGCTTCAGGCGGACCTTATCGACAAACTCTTCATGGAGCTCATAGAGGTCAAGTGTACGGAGGAAATGGATAAAGATCTTCCTTTCATGATGGAACAGGCGGCGGAATACAGAAAGGAGATTGAGGAATAATGGATCAGACTATTACATTATCAACCCTCATACAGATGGGCGTGATAATAATGGGATTATGGGGGTTTTTCAAAGTTGTGAAAGAATTCATCAGAGATATTACAGCGCGGCATGATCGCGAGCAGAAATGGGACGAAATGGTCCAGAATGTCCAGGAAGAGCGGGATAAGATCTACGAGAGGTATGATAACAAGCTGGGCGAAATGGAGACGAAAATTGACGACAACCACGCGGACACGGAGGCAAAGCTTCAGGAAGTACGCTCGGAGCTCCTGATCTTAACTGATTGCATGGCTGCTGTGCTTGACGGCCTGCATCAGCAGGGATGCAACGGCAAGGTATCGGAAGCCCGGGAGAACCTTGACCAGTACATGCGCAACCGGGCACATTTAGGAGGACAGTTATGAAACACTCATTGACAAAGTATGTAATTTTTTCAATCGCAGTGCTGCTTGTGTATTACATAGTCGAGTTTATATGTTCCACCATCACAGGCGTGGAGAGATCAACTCTAACTACCTGCATCACAGGCGTGTTCGGGGGCGAGGTGCTTTCCTGCGCCCTGATCAAAATTTTTAAGCTTAAGGAGGAAAATAAAGATGCAGATGGATAATGTGACAATGATGACTTTGAAGCTTGTTATATCGGTATGCGCGGCACTTATCACGGCCTACGCGGTACCGTACCTGAAGACTCTGAAGAATGATGCGAGGTATGAAAGGATGCTGGATATGGTGGCTCTGGCCGTCAGGGCGGCGGAGCAGACGATCACGGGATCAGGACAGGGAGCTGTCAAGAAAGCTGAAGTGGTAAAATTCGTCTCTGAATGGCTTTACGGCAAAGGGATCAACATCACAGAGGACGAACTGGATCAGCTGATTGAAGCGGCGGTTTATTCAATGAAACAGGAGGGATGATATGGCGGCTACCAAAGCACAACAGAAGGCGTTCCTGGACATGATCATACCCATAGCTCAGAGGCAGGCCAAGAAGCATAACAACCAGATCTTCGCATCTGTATGTATCGCTCAGGCCTGTTGGGAAAGCGGCTGGGGAACCTCGGCCAAGATGGTCAAAGCTAATGCAGTCTTCGGAGTTAAGGTCGGAAAAAGCGCATGGAAGTTCGGCACGGCCTGGAAGGGTGCGGCATATAAAACCGGCACGACAGAATACTACGACGGGGTTAATCCGAGCCGTATCGTGGACTGGTTCAGGGAATATAGCAGCGTGGAGGATGCGACAGAGGACTACTTCGACATGCTCTGTCGCTGCCAGAGATACAAGCCGGCTCTTAACAGATCAAATCCTGCGGATTGCATCAGGGCCATTGTGGCCGGAGGATATGCTACCGGTCCGAAATATGCCGAGAAGATCATCGGCATTATCAAATCGCACAACCTGGCATGGTATGATACGAATACATACACACCGACAGTTCAGACCGGTACCACGGCACCGGCAGGGTATCAGATCGGGAAGACCTACACCCTGCAGAGCGATATGTATGTGAGGAAGTCTCCGGCAGGAGACCACATCGATTTTGAAGAACTGACAGCAGACGGTCAGAAGAATGGCTTTGCCGACAAGGACGGCTATGCAATTCTGAAGAAAGGAACAAAGGTCACCTGCAGAGAGGCTCAGGGAAAGTGGATCCGGATTCCTTCCGGGTGGGTGTGCGCATACAGCGACAAGAAGATCTATATCAAGTAGGGCTACTTTTTCTTAAATTCATATACTCCTTCAGAAAGCGGGGCGGTGACAGTTATGTCATCGCCCTGTTTTTTGTGCCTGAAGGCGTATTGAATTTCGTGGCCATTTCGTGGCCATAAATTTTATTAAACCCCTGATATTTTATTAAAATCTTGAATTTTTATCATTTTTCTAAACTCAAAAACTGAGGTCAAAAGTCTTTTGAAAGTCGCTTGTAGTCTACACTCTGCTTACATTGCGGTCTTGCGGCACTATGCGGATAACTTTGTGGATAAGCGGGCCCACGGGGTTCGAATCCCCCTTCCCCTGCTCTATTTTACAACATCTTTTAGACTTCGTGGCCAGTTCGTGGCCACGAATTATTTTTTAAAGAATTTTTTGGCCACATAATCATTGCGCTTTTCGGTGAACTCGATCTGCTTGTCAGAGAGCGTATTTTCATACACGGCTTTGAGCACCCTGTCGGAGGCCCAGCCGCCCGTTTCCATGATGTACTTGTCGGGGATCCCAAGGGCGTGCATGAACGAAGCTGCATATCTCCGGAGAGATTGGAGGGTTATTCCTTCGGCTCCGATCTTGTCCCTTAACTTCCGGAACCGGCGCGTGAGAGACTGAGGGGTAAAGGGGACCACAAAGGTGTCGGGATCCCCCTCAGGGATATAATCAAAAACTTCTTTCGGATACTGGATCAGGCGAATAGACTTCTCTGTCTTAGGATAGGGCTTATATACCCATTTCAGATTTTCATCCTGCACTATGTCGGCATGGACATATATCGCCGTCTTCTCCCTATCGATGTCCTTGTATTTTATGGCCGAGATCTCTCCCCGGCGCATGGTACCGAAGGCAGATATCATCATGGCTATTTTCATCTCCGGAACTTTTGCGGAGTCGAGGAGCTTCTGTACCATTTCATCGTTCGGTGTCGGGAGATTAGGACGGACATAGGTGGGAAGAGTGACATTGTATTTTTTATCGGAGACCTGGTTGAGAGAGGCCGACAGGAGGCCGTACACATTCCGGACGCTTTTGGCCGAATGATCTGAGCACAGATCCGACACATAGACCTGAAGGTTTTTGGAGGTAACCTCTGACAGCCTCAGGTCGTTTATTTTGCCGTAATGTTTTTTCTGCATCTTTCTGTACCCTAAGATGGTAGAAGGGGATAATACGCCCGTTTTGGAGGTTATATAGTCCTCGATGATATCTTTTACCAGCGGGTCGTTCTGATCCGCTTTTTTCTGTGTCAGCGAAAGCTTATAG